CTGTCATAATATTAGCACCTACTCTGTTAAATACAGACGCTTCTCTCATTGCTTCAGCATATCCCATTGTAGCTGTTGGTGCGATAGCTGAACCTGCAACAGCCGAGCCACCTGTTCCGTAACCACCTTCAGTAACAATATCTCTTTTTTCCAACATAAAAGAAGGAATACCTAAACCGTTTATTGAACGACCTGCTGAACGAGCTTCGTTTACAGCTTCTTCGTGCATTTCACGCTCTACTCCATCTAACTTTCCGTTAGTGAAGTCATTTACTGCCTTGAAGAAAGAGAAGTTTCTTACTTCTTTTGGCTCATTTGATACTGGTGCTACTACTTTAGAAGCAATCTCAGCGTTTAATTTTTCTTGTCTTTCGATCATTTCGATAGATTTTTTTAATTCGTCTATTTTAGACATTTTCTCATCGTAAGATACTTGCTCTTCAGCAGTAAAGTTACGAGTTTCGTTTTTGCAAAGTTCAAGCATTGTATTGGCTTCTGTAATGAAACCTGCTCTTTCTTGCTTTAATTCAACTGAATTTTTCATTTGTTTTAAAGTTTGCTTTTGAGTTTTAACTCATTAGTTAATAAATTAATATTTGAAAGGTCTATAACCTCTTCCTCTTTAACCTCTTCGGTTTCGTTGTTAAACTCTTCCAAAGAACGTAAAGCTACATCAGTATTGGAGTAAGCCCCAACACCAACAATCGAAACATCAAACAACCTTCCGATCTTATTGATATTTCTCTTTGCTACATCACCATCTTTACTCCACTCGTCATCCTCTACCGTAAAGGCAAACGAAGATTCATAAAGTAAACCTCTACGCATTAGTTCAGCGACATCTCGCCCAACCGTTGTGTTAGGTAATGTACCATCGTATCTTAAACCTAAATCATCTACAGACAATTTAAGCGTACCACCTTGATTTCTATCTAAGATAGCATTCATATCGTGGTTAAATGTTAAAATTACATTGTCATCTAATCGACCATCAAACGCACCTCTTGAGATAACTTCTCTAAAGCCTAAATCTCTGCTTTCGTGATCGAACAAAGAAGCGTAACCTGTCACTTTGATTTCGTCAGAATCTTCTTCCATACGAACCTCAAGTGCTTGTGAGTACACTCTAATTTCTTTATTATTATTGTTCTTCATCTTTTTTAATATTATTGTTAATACTTTCCCTAGATGTGTCCTCTCCTAGCTTATCTAAAGGCATCATATTAGATTGCATATAGACTTTTTCGCTTTCTCCACCCATCGGGTTCATATCCTCAAACGAACGTACCTCATCAGGCGATAATACACCGATGTTTACTAGAGTTCTGTAATAGTCAGCTCGTGATTTAGAATCACCTCTAAGTAAAGCGTTTAGGTTAAACTTAAAGTATTGTGTACCTTGCTTTTTAAACGGAATTAGTTTTGAGTTCAACTCAGTTTCAATTCGCTTAACGTAAGGCGTAATAGTGTGAACCACAAAGTCTATTTGCTGTGCTTCTATGTTGTTGTAGCTAGCAGCAGATAAATCATTTATGAGGTGGTTCGGTACTCTAAAAATACGAGCGATTTCACTTATAGAGAATTGTCTTGACTCTAAGAACTGTGCTTGATTGTTCGGTAACATCTTAGGCATAAAGTCCATACCTTCTTCAAGTATAGCTGTCTTACCTGTGTTAGCCGATCCACCGTAGTTGTTAGACCAAGATTCTCTAAGACGTTTAGCTGTTTCGGGCTTGAGAGTCCCAGGGTGTTTAAGAATACCTCCCACAGACGCACCGTTCTTAAAGAATGAACCTGCGTGGTGGTTTAAGGCTAAAGATATTCCTAAAGTATTTGCTTGTGACTCAATAGGCGATTGTCCCTCGATACCATCAAGAGAAATACCTTTACAATGAATCATATCGATTGCGTTTACTCTGCCTGTATAAGGGTAAACGAAATTAGTATTGTTTTGATTTATCTCGTAATATACACTTCTACCATCAGGTGACATATAAATATCTACATCAACGCATTGAATAGGGTGCAATCCAATAGGTAAACCTGCTCCGTTTCTTTCGATGTAAGCGTAGAAGTTTCCATCTAAGCTCAAGTCAACTAGCATACGCTCGAAGAACATAAAAGAATTAAATAAAGGAGAAGGTTGTTTACCTACTAAATCAGTTAAGGGGGAGTTTAATTTTTTCTTTTTGCCAGTTTCAATATCAACTTCGTGTTCCGATATTGGAAGTGAAGCGATTGTTTCTGACAAGACTCTTACGCAAGACCAAACCGCTGCTATTCGCATTGCTTGTTCTTTAGACACGTTTTCGCCTGATTGTGAACCGAAAGTTGGTCCTAGTATAGTCTGTCCGTAAAGACCTCTTTCCTCTTGTTTAAGAGGTTGTTTTCTTGTAGTAAAAAAGTCAAATATTCCCAAATTGTCTGATTTTATGAAAAACTATACACCTATAAATAGTAAAAACACCTAAAATGTGAACTAATTTTTCGAATTATTTTTGATTTTTTTTAAAGAACGCTCTAAAACCTTATGTATATAGCGAATACTACACCCTTTAATTTTAGCTATTTCTTGTATTTTTAGCCCATATTCGAACCTTAAATACACAATATCTCTTGCTTTTTGGCTGTCTAATTTAAAAACCTCTTCCCAAAGTCGGTCAGGAAGTGAATCGTAATCATCGCTTTTAAGGGGTGTTTTAGGCTGTTTAAGACGGTAAGTCGTGTGAAAGGGGCTAGAGGTAGACAAGACTTGATTAACGACCACACGAGCCACAAAATACTCTATTTGATTTGTTTCGTGTAAAGACTCGATAGTTTCACTCATCTGTGAAAGCAAAATAAGGTTGATGTCCTGAACTAAGTCGTCTAAGAGGTGATAGTCCTTGTTGTTAGCCAAAACACTAGAGCAAATCGCTCTAACACTACCTTGGTGTAGTTTGATAATTTCGCCTTTAGATAAAGAATATCTCCTTGTCATCATAACCTGTTCCACTATTTTTGTTTTTCATTGCTTCGCTTAAAGCCATTAGACACGAAACAATACCATCAATCTTGTCATTAGACTTAGCTTTGTTCGGCTTCACGTTACCTGCGGGATCTTGGGTAAGTACGATGTTTGACATCATCCATCTAAGTACAGGATTTCCTGCGTGACGAATGTTTCCTCCAAGCACTAAAGTTTCAAACTCTTTTGTTGCAGGTGACATAGTCCGATAACCTTGACCAACAGGTATCATTGGACAACCCTCTTCTGTAAGGTCGATTACGATTTGTGAAGCGTTCCATCTGTCATAAGCTATCATTTGAATATCGTATATCTCGCTCAAGTCACGTATCTTTTGCTTGATGTAGTTGTAATCGCAAACGTCACCAGGAGTAAAGATAACGTGTCCCTCTCTGTGCCACTTTAGGTAGTCTACTTTATCTCGTTCGGATCGTTTGTAAGCGTTCTCTTCGGGGATAAAGAAAAACGGAATAATATCGTACCCATCGTTATTGTCAGGGAACATAAGTGATAGACAAGTAATATCACGAGTCGATGCTAAATCGAGTCCTGCGTAACAAGGCTTGCCCTCTAATCGTCTTGCGTCTACAGGAACATCTCCCTCCATCCACTTGTCGTCACTAATAAATTTAGTTTCGTTAGCTACCCATTGGTTTAGGTGAAGTCTACGGAACGTGTTTTCGTAGGAAGGCTCGTTTTTCGCCTTTACCGATTGTTGTTGCATATACTCTTCGGTGATAATCGTACCGAAGCCTGGGTTGGCTTTTCTTTGTACCTCAACGTCAAAGATGTCATCGTCTTTATCAGCTTCGTACACAACGCCTAAGAACGAGTCGTCTTGGATAGAGCCTTCGATAAGTTTCTTAGCATAGTCGTAAAGCTCTTTACAAATATGGTCCTTTTGATGACCTGCACCTGCTGTGGTAATACCAAGCATAAGAGGTTCTTTCCTTGCTCCCATAGAAGTAAGTAAAACATCATATAAATCTCTGTTTTTGTGAGAGTGTATCTCATCAAGTAAACAACAAGAGAGGTTTAGTCCGTGCTTAGTATCTGCGTCTGCTGAGATTACTTTGTAGTACGATCCAACCTTATCGTAAGTGATTGAATCTCTGTAAGTACCTGCTCGTTTAAGTAACTCAGGATTTTGCAAAACCATTTGCTTTGCGATAGAAAACGATAACCTAGCTTGTTCTTTATCAGCAGCAGCCGATACAATCTCCGCACCCTTCTCTCCATCAGAGAAAAGCATATAGAGTGCGATACCTACCATTAGGTTTGTCTTTCCGTTCTTACGAGGAATAAACACAAAGCATTGGCGAAACTTTCTGAGGTTGGTTTTCTTAGACTTCCAACCGAATAAAGGGCGTATAATGTCAACCTTTTGCCACTCTTCCAG